CCTTGCTGGTATTCCGTGAGGTTTCCAGTTTCAACCAATAGCCTCCCAAAGGCTTCGGGCCTCTTCCTCGCTCAGTATGAAAGCCCATGTAGCCTCCGTCCCATTCTTCCTTGTAAGTAGCCGTACGCAGTTGGTGAATAGGTTTTTGAATGAGGGTTTTGGTTGAGCGGTCATAGCGGTGAATTATATTTTGATGGTAGTACAATTCGTGGACGTGGCCCATCCAAGTCAAGTCGTAGCCTTCGGTCGCAGCAAGGAGCCTTTGGTCTTGAATTACGCCCTTGGTTACGGGTCCTCCACCACCTGCCCCGTGATAATAATGCACTACGAAGTTGACTCCACGGATTGTGTCGTGCAGCACTCGGATGTCAATGGTTCCACCATATCCGCCAACCTGAACCGCTGACCCTGTGGCGTAGTTGAGGGTGCTGGCAAAGCGTTGCAGCAGGTCCGTTTCCCCGTGCTTGATAATAGCGGTTTCATGATTGCCGTATCCTATCAGCAGAATGTTTTTGGCGTAGGGGGCAAACCATTCCACCGAGGTGAGCACGATATCATCAAAGTATCGGTCGGTGTTGTGTTCGGGACGAATCAGGGATTTGTCAGCACGACGGTCATATTTCCCACCCATGCAGCAGTAGGTGTCGCCATTGAGTATGATGGCAGCATTCCGCTTGACGGCTTCGTCAAAGTGATTTTTCAGCAAGCCTCTATCGCAATGGGGATTGTCCCAATGCAGGTCGCTGACAAGTAAGAACTCCTGCCCCGATTGGCAGGTTACTTCGTGGATGTTTCGGGTGTGCTTGGTGGCTGGTAGAATCATACGAGGTTTTTAAGTTTGGCATTCTCGGCTTGGAGGGAGTGGATGGTGTGTTCCATTTCCTCAAGTCGTTGACGCAAACTTACGACCTCATTACGAAGTTGTGTTAATTCTTTGTTTTGTGACTCGCTGGTAGCCTGCCACATAGCGAGGACCGCTTGGGCCTGCCTGACTTGCAGGGAGTCCGATTCTACACGGCCCTTGGTGAACCAAGCGACCGCTCCACCGACGATTGCTGCAACGCTCCCGACGATGGTGGTTTCTATCAGGTTCATTACTTGTTCGGCTCGCCCTTTGTCTTATCCAAAGCCATCCAACCTACTGAAAGCAAGGTCAATACGGAACCGATAATTTCGGTGAGAGTGGCTGCATCGATGATGCCTTTGGCGACGAGTGTTCCGCCGATGAAGGTCAAAAGGTGGCGAAGTAGTGCGATGACTGCTGATTTCATAAAAGGGAGTTTAAGGGTTTCGGGGTTGCGTTTGCGAAATAATCTCATAGTGATTTGTGTTGGTGGTAGTCCTCGGTGTATTGTTCCTCCCAACCTGCGAAGGCGTGGACACCGCAGGGGCGAGGCCAAATGACGTAGGGTGCAGCGAGTTCGTTTGGCTCGTCTGCGTTAAATAGCACGTCAACGCTGAACTCCTTGCGGACCTTCACGCAGTTGCCTTCCTCGTCGGCTTGTTCGCATAGGTGGCCGAGGATTACAACGCTATCCATGGGGTCCAATTTAGCGAGAACTTGGTCTGCGATGTTTGCAGAGGGGAACGAGAGTTTGCGAAAGCAGGGCATCGTTAGGTTGTAAGGGCTGCGAGTTGAGCGTTCGTGAGTTTTGTGGTGTAGAGGGCAGCAGCACGGATGCGGTCGTTGAATTGGCTTATATCCGCACGATTCGTCCCGATGTTTATTTTAGTAATTGGCAGGAATGTGAACGTTGCGGTTTGCACCGTTGTTGCTGGCGACCCATTAATATACATAATTGTATCGCCCGACTTGTAAGCAACCGCAACCTTTAAAATTCCAGCACTATATGTAGAAGTTGAACTCACACTTGTTGTCCCACTCGCCGTTGCTGACACTCTATCAAAATAGATTTTGCTATCCGTATTTTTGTAAATCTCAATCCTATCATTACCTCCACCATTAGAGATTGATAAAAACACTCCAAGATTCGCAAATGTCCGTATGTCCACCTCCGCATAAAGCGTCCCCTCGGTCTGCCCGATGCAACCGCTGACTGCGCCTGATACGTTTATCACGTCTGCGTTGCGGGTTACCGCTGCGGTGGTTGTGGGGATTACGGATGTAGCAACGCTTGACTGCTCCATTTGAGGTAAGCCAATGCGAAGAGTGAAATTATATGCTTGACCAATAGTTGTTGGCAGATAAATCGCAGGCGTAACCCTTCCCGTGTTTGCATTTGTTAAAGTGCGAGTGAACGAATACCTCGTTAAGTTTGATGTCAGCGTTAGGTTTTGCGTTCCATCGGTGAGGTACGTTCCAGCAGCATTGCGCTCCTGTATGGCTGCCTGATAATTCGTTGGAGGATTAGGCGCAGAAACAACCGACAAATAAGCCGATTCAGTCCATGCTTGTCCTACGCTTGCAGTAATGGCTGTGGTTGTTTCAAGCGCAATCGTGTTGACATTTAAACTTGCTGTTCCACTAAGACGAATGTCAATGTAAGTAATTCCGCTTACAACGCCCGTTGCAACAATCGTTTGAGTTAATGTGCCAATATCATTTGCCCAATTTGTCGGCAAAGTTCCGGGGCTTCCTGTAACCGCTCCGACCATTGTGTTGTTGCGTATACTATTGGTCGCAGCAGGCTCCACAAGCAACGCAGGGCAGCCAACAACGCCACCACTTGCGAAGTAATCCAACCTCGGAATCCCCGAAGCCACCGACTCAATAAATCCGCTTGCATTCACACGGGTCGCAGTCGTAGCACGGGTTACATTGAAGTCGCCCGATGCACCCAAGACCAAACCGCCCGAAGTCGTAGCGACAGGGGTGTAGAGTTTGCCCGTTTTGAATCGTGCAGGTACTAAAATCAGCGATGGTGTCGGCATTGTTAGAAGTTGAAGATTGCAGCGAATCGGACGAACAGGCAGCCATTCACGGCAGCCTCGGCAGCGGTTGCTCCGTCAGCCGTAGCCCTTGCATTAAAAGCACCCCAAACCCCGGCAGCAAGTCCACCGATGAGCATATTGGTCGGGTAGCCGTAGCCGTAACCTATCAGCATTACAGGAATGTGTAACCGATGACTGAACCTGCGGAGGGCGTAACGGCCGTAATCTTGCCTCCGTTGCGCCCGCTGATAACGATGCCAGCGGATATGGATGCGCCCGACAAGTTGTAAGCGGTTATCAGGTTCTCACTTCCAGTTCCAGTAAGGGTTGTAAATGTGGCAGCAGCGTTGACTACCAAGAAGTCGTAAACTTTACCGCTTACGGCTCCATTGATAAACTCCATCGTACCACCTTGGCCGAGCATTTGTTGCAATATGGGTGTAGGCATTTTTTAGCGTTTAATTGTAAATGTCTTTTAACTTGGAATTTCACAAACTGAATGACCATAGGGAATCTCAAAGGTCATCGTAGCCTGCCAGCCTGCGGTGCGGTCATCTCGGCTCTCTACGAACCTTGTAAGCGACACGCTGGATGAGAGGGTCCAGTCTTCGCTTGGGTCGTTTGTGAGCGACGATATGAAGTCCTGTGCGATTTGCAGTTGGTCGCTTAGAACCTCGTCCTCGTTATCCTGCCAACCCAGCGTAGGGCTGCCCGAAACCACTCCGCCCATCGGCTTAATGGATTCAACACGGTCAGAAAAGTAAACCCCAACCACCAAGTCCAAAGTACCAGCGTCAGTATTTGCAGACTGAACGTCCGCAAACACGAGCGGATAGACGATGCGCTCACGGCTTGGGGTTCGCAGGTTGATGGTGTTGTCCGTGCCTACCGCAAGCGGGTCGCCCGTCCCGAACGAGTTGACCTGAGGATGAGCATTTGCAAGGTCCAAGAGAGCCTGCTTGATTTTTATCCAAGACATAGTTTTGCAGTTTCAGTATGTTTTTTTTATGCGCTCCCATCGTTAGCAGTCATTACACGCCCCAAATTGTCCGTAGGGATAGGGGTAATCCAAGTTGCTGATTCCCATCCTTCGGTTGCGGTCCAAGACCATCCCGGTTCGGTAGTTGGTAGCGTTCGGGTAGATGGTATCCAACGCAGACGGAGGCGAGTTCCAAAGCGGATAGGAGTTGCGGTTCTCCATGAGGTAGCGAGTAATCCGCTCGGAATACCACTCGGCATCGTTCTTGACTTTATCGGTCAGCCGGGTAATCTCTTCCATGCTCATTTGGCTTGATTCCTCGCTCGTTCTACGGACCATCCCCTTGTTCATGTACTTGAACGCTAAGACCATCGGCAACTCGTAATAGAGCCATTGAATCATTGCGGGCTGGATGTAGTCCTCCAGCAGCGTTTGGTTCAGGGCAGACGTTGAACCGCTGACGACCTGCGTAACCAATTCCCCGTACAACGGAGAGCCAACGATGGGCTGAATCCGCATCTCTTGGACCTTGACCACGGTGGGGCGTATCTGCGTGTAACTGACGTTCTCGTTGATTATCGAGTTGTCGAGCAGCGTTTCTTCGCTTATGAATAGTGCCTTCATGCCTTGCTGATTTTATTGCCTTTGCGGATTACCAGCTGCTGCTCCCATACATGGCGACATTGTGGCCTGTTCACTCCGCTGGGCGTGTGATACCAACCACCCCTGCGATTCCACACGGAATATCCCATAATCGCAGAAATCCCGTCGATGTCGTCCCTCGTGTAAACCTTGCCCTGCCCCGCCAAGTCAAGCATGACCTTGCAGAACTCACGGCTGGAGCCTTTGTCCTTGTTGCTGAACCCTGTCGCCCATGCGTATTTGTAGCGCACCTCTAAGACTGGCTCGGCAACTTCCTTGACATTCTTGGGAAGGTTCTGCTCGGCAATCTTGTCCACGGCCCGACTGATTGGGTAGCGGTCCTTGGTAATCAAGTAGGCGACTCGCTTGGCGACCTTGGCCTTGCTGACCCCGAACTCCTTTGCCATTTCTTCAACCGATGCATCCCGGTTCTTCTTGCGGTAAGCCTCAATCTTCAGGTCCAACTCTTTCTCTTCTTCGCCCAGTTCGGCAAAGGCCAAGCGGATGTTTTCGTCGATGTTGGTGTCGAACCGCATCGGCTTCGAGTGCATCACATGGTAATCGTCGGCATGGCATCCGAACTTACTTGCAACGACCTCCAAGACCTTGAACTCTTCGTCGCCCCATCCGTAGTCCTCATCGTCTTCTTGGCCCCATTGAGGCTCGCTGAACTCTTGAGACTGAACGCCCAGCATCGTGTCAATCTCTTGGGCAGACAAACCGAATCCAGCCGAAAGCATGGTCCGAGCCATTTCCAACGTGATTTTGTCCTGCATATACTGACGCACGATTCGCATCAGGTTTTGGTACTCACGGCCCGATAGTTTCTTGATGTTGTCGTTGCTCTGCAATGCTTCCACGGCTTGCGGTTGCTCATCGGGTTGGGGATTAGGTCCCACCACGTCGGCAGGTTTCTCCAAGGGTTGCAAACCTGCTTTCTCACGAAGTTCGTCTTTGGTCATTATCTGCAACAGGGCTTGCTCGCTTAGTCGCTCCGTGATGGGTTCTACCGGGATAAGTTCCATACCTTCGACTCCGTTGAACGAGCCGAGGTAGTTAATCATCCGTTCCACTTTGCGCACCCGGTCGTTGACGTAGGTCGCTTTGAATAGTTCGTAAGCCTCTACTAATTCAGTCCTTCCTCCGAGTTGGCCCT